CTGGTGAAGTACTCAATCAGGCGCTGGCTATGGCTAAGCTGGGGCGCGGAGACGTCAGCATCATCAACGTCTGTCATTACCGCCCACCGGACAACGACATCAAGAAGTTCTTCCCGAGAGGGAAGCCGAACGAGCAGGTGGTTGAGGGGGTGGAGTTCCTCAAGAACCACATCCGAGAAGCGAAGCCCAAGGCGATACTGGCCCTTGGCAACACGGCGTTGTGGGCACTAACCGGACATCGGGACGTGTCTGAGCGCCGTGGCTCTGTCTACTTCTATGAAGGCATCCCTGTAGTTGCGGCGATGCACCCTGCCGCCGTGCTACGCTCACCGAAGTATGTCGGACTTCTCATCTTCGACATCGCCAAGTTCAAGCAGGTAAGCATCAATGGAGCGCCTACTCCGCTGGTCCGCAACACTATCATCAATCCGACCGTCGCAAACCTGTCCGTACTGCGGGACCAGATTTTTGCTAGAGAATGGGTTTCCGTTGATATCGAAACCTACGCAGGAGAACTTGCCTGCGTTGGATTCGGAATCACCCCAGATCTGGCCGTCTGTATTCCGGCAGATAATGACGTTAGATGCAGATTTATACGAAGCGTTCTGCGTTCACAAGTCGGAAAGATCTTCCACAACGCACCCTTCGACTACCCCTACCTCCGTGGCAACCTAAGGTGGACTATCAATGGTGACATTCACGATACCCTCGGGATGTCGCAGGTCCTCTACCCCGAGCTACCACGTTCACTCGCTGTACTCACGTCAATGTACACGGATACCCCGTATTACAAGGACGAGGGCGAGGCGTGGATGGAGGAGCAGGACTGGGATCTCTACTGGCACTACAACGCAATGGACTGCGCGGTCACTATTGAGATCGCTGAGATCCTACGCAAGAAGCTTCAGAAGGCTGGGCTATGGGAAGTCTACGAGAACACCCGCAAGGTTCTCCCCTACGCGATGCGAATGTCCATCCGTGGGATGCGGTACGACAAGGAGCGCGCGGAAAGTCTCCGCGCACAGACGGCCAAGAACAAGGCGCGCTGGCAGAAAATCCTAGAGGGGCGGACTGGCAGGAAGGTCAATGTCAACTCTCACGTGCAGGTGAAGGCCGTTCTGAAGGATAACGGGATTGTAGTTCCCGACACGGCACAGCCTACACTGCTGTCGGTGTATCCCCTGCTGGAAGATAGAAAGCAGCAAAAGATTATCAAGGCCATCATCAAGACGCGGGGGCTTGACAAGTTCAACAGTACGTTCTTGTCCGCACCCCTGTCGTGGGATGGCCGGATGCACACCACCCTCAACCCCTTCGGTACGGAGACGGGGCGCTGGTCTGCGGGTAACTACCTCATTACCGAGGGAGCCAACCTCCAGACCGTACCCCCTCAGTGGAAACAGTGCTTCATCGCCGACGAGGGTATGCTGATGTGGGCGGCTGATTACAGCCAGATCGAAGCCCGCATCGTAGCCTACCTAGCTGACGACGAGCACGCTATCAAGATCTTCGAGGACCCGAAGGGCGACATCCACCGTGGGAATGCCGAGTTGATCTATGGCAAACCGGCGGCTGAGGTCAGTGAGTTGGAGCGTTACGTGGCCAAGACCACCGTTCACGCCCTGAACTACGGGGTTCGAGAGAACACCCTGTTCAAGTCTATGAACAAGCGGGCCTTGGAGACTGGTATCTGGATTGACAAGCGCACCGCCATACGGGTCAGGCAGATCTATCTGACCAAGTTCGACAAGGTGGTACGCTGGCAGGAGAAGGTATGGGAGGAGGGGCGCAAGTCCCGCAAGATGGTCAACTGTTTCGGGCGTCGGCGGCTGTTCACCGGCCCCGTGACCGGACCCCTTGCCGAGCACACCAAGAAAGAGATGCTGGCGTTTGGCCCACAGTCCGCAGTTCCAGACCTGCTCAACAAGGCTTTGATTGATCTGAGTGAGAACCCACCCGTTCCGGGCTTTGAGGTTCAACTCAACATCCACGACGCATTGATGGGTCAGGGTCCTGAAGACAGCGCGGAGACGTGGGTACCGGCTATCAGGCGGGCTATGGGTATCCCATTCACCGTCAACGGGCACGAAGTTCGTATACCCGTGGACATCAAAGTGGGGAAGAGATGGAGCGAGATGAAGAAGCTGTAGCAAAGGGATACGACGATGCCTACGAGCGGATTCGTGTGACAAATCCCTACGGGCTTGGATGGTACGGACAGGGAGTATGGCCATATGGTATAAACCAGTGGGTCACCATTACAACCACCTCAACCGTAGTTCCGAAGAGCCAGCCGCCCGGCAACGTAGTACTGGAAGTCTAACCCTAACTAGGAGACACAAATGATCTCGACGGTTACTGCCGTTGTGGTGATTCGGCGCCTGAAGGGCAAGTAAAAGGAACGGGGGACGGGCCAAAAGCTCGTCCCCTTTCTTGTATCCATAACCAAGGAGTGTATATGCGTAAGATCGTAACCGTGGCGGGCTACGGGACCTGTACCATTGTCTTCGACTCACCGTGGGCCAAGGCTCTCGGGGCCATCGCGTGCGTCCTGTTCAAGGACCGCATTGACGTGGCCTCGAATCAGGGCCTGTCAGCCCGCGCTTTCGCGCACGAGTGGAGGCACGTCGTCCAACGGCGCAAGCGCGGCATCCTATATGGCCCGTGGGCTATCTATGCCTTCCTCAAGGACAAGTACGCTGGTAGCAAGGCCGAGGAAGAGGCCAACCAGTACGAGGAAGAACACTGGCAGAACTTCCCGAACGTATCTGCCATATAAAGGTGAACCCCCCTCAAGGCCTAAGCCCGAGGGGGGAATCCGTGTCTCCGCGCAAGGTACAATATAGCACATTGCCTTCGATTTGTCAACCCTATAAACCCGTGATGATGCGGATTGGGCGGGCTTGAGTCAGGTCGGTGATGCCCACCCCAACGATACGGATACCCCAAGGCTTGACACGGGTTGTCAGGGTATCCCTTAGGGATTTCTCCAGATCCTTCTGCCCCTCTAGGAGTTCGTGCCATTCCCACTCGCGGATACGCTGGGCCATATGTACCATAGCAACCGCCGTGAAGGACTCCTCGTGGCTCTGGACGGCGGTGAATAGCAGAGCCGCGTCTAGGGTTTCATAGATGATGTTGACCGAGAAAGTAACAGCCTTCCCATCCTTAGTGGTGACACTTTGGTTGGGAAGGTTTTTCGTTTCCTGATTAACATCCACGATGTCCACTTGGTCTATCATCGGAATGATCCAATGGAAACCGGGTTCCAGCGTGGGCTTCAAGATACCTAGCCTGAACTTAACTCCCCTCTGGTACACCCGCACTACCCGAAACGGTAGGACTACTTCGATTATCGTCCAAAGGTTGGCTAGCAGGGTCTCGGCGAAAGACGTCATACTCAAACTCCAGTTCGGGTTGGATGTCTACGTGGCCCTGACCCAAGCAGGTACCGCATACACGAGGGATCTTGTTCTCGTCTAGTCGAACCCTAGCACCATCACAAGCCGGACAGACTACAGTGACTGTGGATTTCATACTTCAAGCTCCATTCTAGTGGCTTTCCGCCTCTCGGGATTGAGCTGAACGTAGAGCAGACCTTCATCACCCGGCGCATACCCCTTGCGTCCCTGATACCCCACCACACCCTCGATAGCCCTGCGCGTGAAGGCCGGCGCCCTATACAGAACACGGGGCTTGATGGCTAGGCTGAGTAGCCCAGACTCCTGCACCCCGTAGCAGGGGAAGACACGGATGTCGCCGTCGTGTACGTGCCCAGCCATAATCACATCTGCGTTGACCCACTCATAGTTGGCCTGCATCTTGTTGATCTTGGAGCCGGGAGAGCCGCCGCCTCCGGTGCCGTGGGCCCCGTAGATGGTAGTGGTGTAGAATCCCTTGGTCTTGTTGGGCTTTCCTGACCGGACTCGGATGAACCCCTCTCCGCCGAGATAACGAGCAGAACCTCCCAGTCGTCGCACCAGCTCCGCAGTGAGGCCAATCTCCTCAAGATACTCATCGTGATTACCGGAGATGAAGACAGTAGGAACACCGGCCTTGATCAGTGGCTGGAAGTAGTCTTCCAGTACTGCAAGGCCGTGGTTCACATACGTCTTTAAGTTCTGGAGGAAGTCGAGTCGGACGGAGTCGGCGTCAAAAAACTTACGCCCAGGAATGCGACCATCAAGAGCATCCCCGACAAACACAGCAACAGCAGTTGGATCGGCAGCAATATGAGCGATGTAGGTCTTGAACGTCTCTTCATCGAAATCTCTCCGATCACAGTGCATATCCCCGATGGCGTACAGCCTGAATGTCCCGTCGCTTGTCGTCTTCTTCTCTATGTCAACTAGGTACATTAGATTCCCTGAGTTAGAGTCGGGTACAATCTAACACTTTCGGAGTGTAAAGTCAAGCCGCACCGTATTTTACCCACACAGCTTCTCTACCCATCTGACGAAACAACCTACGGTCATCCTCTGTAGGGGACTTCGGACAGCGACCCCACTGTACGTGTGGTAGGTCGGGCTTCTTCCACAGCCCACCCCACGCCAGTCCGCGCTTGCGGGCGGCTATGCCAATGGACTCCCAGAAACCCGGCGGCGCATCCCACGGGGTGTTATCTTTCTCGACGATGTCCACCGCTAGACCGAACCCGTGCCACGACGCAAGAGCAGTCTCCGCGCTGGTCACCTTACCACGCCCGTCATCGTATTCCCTACCGAACCCGTAGAGGAAATCCTGACGCTCCTCCGTTCGCACCGTCTCGAAGGGATACTCTGTACGCCCGCCCTCCAAATCCTTAAGCATTTCCCTGACAGCGTCAGCTAACTTGGGGGCACATAGCGAGAGATCCCGCTGAACCGGGACCTCTCTGGGGACTATACCGAAGCGCATTAGTCACACCACGAATCGGTGGAGTCTCGTCTACACAAGAGAGTCCTGACCGTCTTGAAGTTTCGACTGTTCTCTTCCCGCTGTGCTCGAAGCTCAACGAAGATACTGTCGATGGTGCTCTTGTCTGCCTTGTTAGCCAGCGCGGAGACCTGTTGGGTCCACGCCCCACCGAGCGCGAACAAGAGGAGAGCGATCTTCCAAAGATTCTGAGCGAGAAAGTTCTTGAACACAGTCATTAACGTGTAGCCTCACGGAGTCTCTTGTAACGGGCAACGAGGTCCTTCAGTTCTTGGATCTGCTTGTCACGCTGTACTTCCATAGCCTGCACCATATTCTCACGGGCCTCTGGATCGAGCTGGCGGTTGGCCTCCCCACCACGCAAGCGATCATAGCGCCCTTCCAGATCTTGCAGGCTCTTCTCCAACCTGCCAATCTGCTTGACCATCTCGGCCTCGTAGCGCGAGCCCGCTCCCGCTTCCTGCATCATCGTCGGGGTGCTGGTGCGCCGGAAGCCTAGCTGCCTCGGCACGTCGAAGAACGTGGTCGTGGGCTGGAATACCTGTCCACCCGTCAGGTCCACGTCTGTCGCGAACTTGTCAAGGCCCAAGGCACCCACGCCGAGGATGTCACGGATGGACGAGGCGAACTGCTCGGGCGGGATATCGCTGGGATTGAACGGATCGGGGAAGAACCGCTTCTTCGCCATAGCCTGCGTAGCAATCTGCGGCACGGGGCCGAGCTGGGTCCAGAGCTGACGGACCACACCCTTACCCGGCACCCACCCCCAGAGGGTGGCGTTCTCGCGCTGTCTCCGCGCATACTCCTCCTTCGACAGCGTACCGCGCATCACGGCATAGGCCTCGGGGATGGCCTTGTCCGCGCCCAGCATCGTGAGCATATCGTCCATCGCATCGTTGAGCGAGATCACCATCGGCTTGCCGTTCTCATCACGTCCAAGCACGATGTGCGAAGTCTTCTTGATGTTGTCGGGAAGCTCCTCTTCGATATCCCCGTGTACCTGTTCGTTCCACGCGCGGGCCATACCCATCAGCGAGAGCGTGACCACGGTACCCCGCGCGATAGCCGCCTTACTTGCGCGACCCATCGAGCCCTCGGCCTGGCCCGTGGCAATGGCCTTCGTCAGCCCGCCCCAGAACTGCGTGTTGACCTTCATCCAGCCGTAGAACGGAAGCAGGGTGCTACGCACCTTCTGCTCCACGAAGGTCATATCGCCGTAGTCACCCAGCGACTTGCGCGCGATGTAGCCTGCGGCACCCTCGACGTCTCCGCGCTGAAGGAGCCCCTCGACGATGTTGTTGTCCGCGATGCCCGTGAGCATCTTCTCACCGCGCATAGCACGGCGCAGGTTCATCTGGTAGATCATACCGCGCATAATGTCCTCACGCATTGCCGAGTACTCCGGCACCTTGCGAAGGACTTCCCAGACATTCCGACTGATCTTCTGCGCGGGTGACATATCTTGCCCGTGCTGGAGCTTGATGAAGTCGGGGCGCCGCATACTGAGTGGGGCCTCCTGCCGCCACATACCGGAGGTAGTCACGGCGTTGTCAAGCATACCGCGCATATGTGGGGATGGGGTCTTGTTCTTGTAGTAGTTGTACGTGTCCCCGACAACCTGCTTGAAGATGTCGTCGTCGAAGAAGTCGTTGCCGAACTGGATGTACGCGCGCTGGACGTCACCCACAAGGTTGCGGAAGTTGTACCGGATCGGGGCGAAGTTGAGTACGCCCGTCTTCCACCACTTGGTAGCCTTGGCAAAAGCCCCCTCCTTGTCCAGCCGATTCAGGGAGTTCATCGTCTCCGCTAGAGTCGAGGCCACTTCATCGGGGATCAGGTACATATGATCTTTCGAGAGGATCTTGCTGCCCTCGACGGCGTTGAGGAACTTCTCCTCGTTACCAAACATCCGATTGATCTCAGCATCCAGCGTAGCGCGGTCGATGTCAAGGTACTTCGCGTAGGCGTCCAGCCCATCGAAGTCCATCGACTCAAACATCATACGCTCGGCAATACCCTGTGCGCGGAGACGCTGCATCCCCGTCATCTCGTTGTACCAGTGGAAGCCTGCGGGGATCGGCGCCCCCTCCTCCCACTGGATGGGCTTGCCCGCCTCGTCGAGGTACTGGTTGGGCGATGCGCGGAGATCCACGGACTGAAGCATCGTCCGCACGATCTTGCGCTTGGCGAGCATCGTGTACTGGTTCGTGAGGTACTTCTCCATCACGTCGATATAGTTCATATCGAGTTCGCGGACGGTACCGCCACGCTTCTTCACGTTGCCGGACAGGCCCCAACGTGCGCCACCTGGCGGGCGCTTGGTACGCACCAGCGGATCGCGCAGGTAATCGATGACATCGTGTGGGTAGTAGAACTCACGGGCCGTCTCGGGAGAGATCAGACCCTCCGCGATGAGCACATCACGGATGCCGTTGGTCAGGCGCTTGTGGCGCTCCAACAGCTCCAGCGCAACGGGGTTCTGCTCGGCCTGCGTGTACAGCTCATTGAGCTTGAAGTGTACCTCGTCCAGTCCGTACCCCACGGCGCGCGGAATGCCCTTCGTCATATCCTCTCGAATGTCTTCGAGGCGCAGGATATCAACGAAAGTCTTGTAGTCCTCGGGCTTGGCCTTCAGACTGATGATGTTACTGATGTCTACTTCGGCCTTGCCCTTGACGTCCGCGTTGCCCGACCATAGCTTACGGAGTTCGTTCATCGCCTGTGCGAACTGCGAGGAGCGCCGAACCGGAGAGCCGTTCGGGTCAATAGCAATGATGTCGTCACCCTTCAACTGCTCGTTGGTGACGAACGTACGTCGGATTGTACGACGGACGCGCTCAAGCTGGCGCGCCAAGAACTCTTGGGCGACAGGAAGCTTTGCGGCATTGCGCTCGTTTTCGGCGTGCTTCTCCAGCGCCGCCATCCGGTCGGGTGGCGGGGGTTCTTGCACGGGGTAACGCCGCGTCGGAGGGGGTTCCTCCGGAGGCCTACCGAACTTGATCTCGTCGGCGTTCCGCTGTCTCGCGGCGTTAAGATCAGCCGCCGCTAGTACTCTGGGGTCCTGCGCCGGGCCGACGCTTTCTGACTCCGCGAAAGGGCTTGGCCTCAGCGGGGCCACCTCTCTCAATGTCAGGGGTTCGTCCTGCACCAGGCACAGGCTTGGGCACGACCTTCTTGCCCGCACCAGCCGCGTGTGCGGCGTCCGCGTTACTGGTCATAACGCTACGCACCTTCGCCGGAACCTCGTCCCACTTCTTGCCAATGACAACGTCAGCCGCCGCACCCTCAAGCCCAGCAGCCTTAGCCGCCGCGCGCTTCTGTGCGTCAGTCCACGTATCAAAGTTGTTGCGGAGCGCATCAACGGTCTTGACATCCGGCTCGGCCGCAGCCTTAGTACCTGCTACGGCTTTCTGAGCATTGAGCACATCCCAATCATCTGCGGTCAGTACGTCATCTGGGTCCTTACCGGCCTCGATGGCGTCGTCGTAGATTTTTTCTATCTGTTTCACTGTCCGCTTGTGGGGCGTGGGGTTCAGCCCCTCAGCCGCCATATCCGCCTCAGCCGCCGCCCTAGCTTCCGACACCGGACGGGGCAACTTGCCCTGACGTGGAGCCGCCGCAGGGACTTTCACCGGAGTTTCGTCAGCCACAGGCGCAGTCTCCGCGCCGGGCTTCTGGCCCTTACGTGCAGCCACCGCCGCTGCATACTCTTCAGCGGTACGCTTGGGGCGGGCAATCTCACGAAGCACGGACGAGCGGTCCTTGTCGCTCAGCTCACCGAGTAGCTTGTCCTGTAACCGTGCAACCCAGGCCTTCTTGCTCGCACTACCCGTACCACTACCCATAAGCTGACCGCGTTGGGCGGGTGTAAGCTTGTCCCAGTCAATCACCTCGGTACCGTCCATCTGCTTGCGCGGAGCGCTGTTGATCAGCGTCTGCCTAGCCGAGAAGCCCTCCTCACGGGGGAGCTTGCCTTGACGGGGAGCCTTAGCAGCAGCCCCCGCAGCCTCTACTGAAGCGCTGGTCTCTCGGGCGATACGATCAACATTGGCCTTGGCTGCCTGCAACTTGGGACTCTGCGCGTAAGCATCTGCCATAGTCGGCAGCGGTCCGGCCTTGCCGCGCTTAGCCGGAGGAACTGCCGGTGCTGGCGCGGAGACTTCCGGTGCGGCTACGGGTGCCTGACCACCACGCTTCGCAACGAACTTGCGGAACGTGTTCTGCATACCGGACGACAGCGAGGTCCAGCCACTAAGGTCGCCCCTAGCCGCCGCCTGTGCCGCCGCACCGTTGTTGCCGAAGTTCTTGTAGAGGCTGGCGAACTCGGCCTGAGCCTGCGGGTCGGACATCACGCTCTCGACCTGCTCGTCCGTCACGCCTGACCAGTCATCCCGCTGGAGCTTGGGCTTGCGGGGACTGGCCTTGGGGGTGGTGGACTCAACCACTGGGGCTGGGCGAGTTGCCTGTATGTTTTCCAGTGTCTGTTGGGTGCCACGCACATTGGCCGCAAGTCGATTACCCAAAGGATTCGCACGATTGGCTAGATCATTGCCCGCCTTCAATACACTCATTGCCGTGCTGTTGGGTATACCCATCGGCTCGTCATCAAACTCCCTGAGACGTGGTGCAGGCTCCTCAAACCCCGACACGATCTGCTCGCCCTGCATCGGGATACGCTGACCTCGCGCCTCAACGTCAGCGAGGGGTTCCATATCTGGGGTGAGCTGTGGCTCTTCCGCACCAAGGCTCTTGAACCTATCCCACGCCTGCCCGAAACGCCCACGCGGGCTCGGGGTGGAGGGGGCACTAGGCGAGAATCCGCGCGTAGCCTGCCGCGCATCCACCAAGCCGAACAGCACGTTCATAGCCATACCCTCAGGGGTCATCGACCCTTCGGGGTTGGTGGCTACGTTGGCGGCGGTACCCTTGGCGATTGCCGTGGGTGCCACACGCAGAAGGTTCTGGACAGCCGAAGCGTCGGCGGCGGGCTTGAGACCCGGAGCCATACGATCCATTGCACGGCCACCCCAACGGGCACCGCGCTCAAGAACGTCCGAGCCCTTTGCCACGAAGGGCCTCGCCATATTCGCCTTCGTACCCGTGGACAGGGCCTTCATCGTGCGCCCAGCCAGCGGGAACTGTGAGGCCATCTCGGCGGCGGGTTCGACAGCGGATTGGATCGTACCAAGGATGGGGTTGCTGGACAGGCCACGCGCACCCATACCCGAGCCCGACTCGGCACCGGCCCACTGCTCGAACTCCTCGGGGTTGGTGATGCCCAGCCTGTCGCCAACGAAGCGGCCCGGAGCCGTAGCCCCGCGCACGGCACCCACGCCCACATCGCGCACGGTACGTTCAAGAACGTCCCGAATGCTGTTGGGCTGGAAGATATCCTGCGCGTCCATCTCGTTGCCGCGCTGGGCCTTGTCCGTAAGGTAGGCCCTACGCTCAGGCGAGCCCACTACCCGCGTGGGGTCTTGGGCCTGCTGGGGTTCCTTGGACAGCTCGAACTGGACGGCTTCCTCAAGCTGGTCGGGGGTGAAGTCGAACTTCTCAGCCCGAGCCCGAGCAATCAGAGCCTGTCTGATCTGGGATGCACGATCATTCTGAGGCATAGTCTATCGGAGGAAGGGGTTGCTGGGTGCGGGAGACTTGACGGCGCCTCTGACATTCGACAAGAAGGGATTGCCACCGGGGGCCGTATCCCTAGGAGTCGCTGGAGCTGGGCGCGGAGACGAGCGGACCGAGTTGAGTGCCGGAGTTGCCGGACGTGCCTGCGGAGACTGGGCAGCTTCCACGAGGCCCGGCCACATATCCCCGAAGCGACGGCGACCAATCTGGTCGAAGTATTCGAGGGCCCTCTGGTACTCCGTGGACGCAACAGAGTTAGCCGACCGACTGTTCAGCCGCTCGAACTTCTTGTCCATCCCAGAGCGGGAGTTAAGGAAGTTCTGCGAAGCCTTGTCTCCGCGCAGGCGCGCCTCTGACAGGGCCTTCTCGATGAAGTCGGTAACGTCGGTCTGTGTACGGCCCATATAGCCATAGTAGCCCGCGTTCGTGTTGGGCGAGAACGGCTCACGGATCGCGCTCAGTCCACCGAAGTAATCACTACCCGGAATGAACCCAGCAGACTTCTGGTCGCTGGAGGGAAGCTTCGACCGCACACCCGGAGCCGCGCGCTGCATAGCGTCCAGCATGGGGGCCACGTCTCCGCGCCCGCCCTGCATCGTCATATTGGCGAGGTTCACGGCCTTGCCACGGTTCACGCCTTCGAGTACGGCAAGGGGGTTACCACCAGAGATGCCGACATCACGCAGACCCGCGAGGATATCACGGCCCTCCGTGCGACGGTTCTCAAGACCTCGCTGTGCAAGGTCGGCACCCTGACGCGCCTGATCGAGACCGAACTGCCGATCCTGATTGAGCTTGTTCTGCGTATGAATCCCAGACTGGAGAGCCATATTCTTGTCGAAGTGCTCCCCACTCTGGCGCATCTGCTCTTCCCAGCGGCGCTTCTCTTCGGCCTCACGCTCTTCCTCAGTGAGGTACTTACGACGATCTTCGAGGAAGCGTCCAGTCTCCCCGAGACCGCCGGCCAGCCCCATCATTAGTCCGAGGTTCATCTTAGAGCCCCATAGTCCTAAGCCAGAAGTCCATCTCGTCCTGATCGACCTGATGGTTCATCATATACTGCTGTAGCCACTGGTTGAAGCGCTGGTCGTTGTACGACAGGCCCATACCCATTCGGTTCGCCTGATCCTGATTGGTCAGCCCGTACATATTCATCAGCATACCGAGAGAGTTCTGCCGATCACTCGACTCCTGCTGGGCCGCGTCGGTCAGAAGCTTGTACGCAAGGTCTTCCTGCGCGCGAGCCTGGTCCGTGGCGACATCGCCCAGACGCCCGCCGTGGATCGTGGAGTCAGAGATACCACGCCGGTACATATCCTCCTTGATCACCTGGCGCTGGACGTCATAGTCCTCGCCGAGCTGTTTGTTCAGCCTGTTGTAGCTACCCACCAGCATATCGCTATCGTAGCCGCTAGGCTTCTTGGCGTAGCCCATCAGCATCTGCATCAACTGACCAAGCATCGGGTTCGAGCCCGTTGCGTAGTTGTTGAAGATGGGGTCCCACGGACTGTTCGTGGGGGTAGGAGCCCCGCGCGGAGACGTGGGCGGAGTGTACGGCGCGTCCGTCTTGGGAGGCTCGCCGGGAGGCGGAGCGTTCTCGTCGGTAGGCGGAGGAGTCTGACCCTCGGGCGGGCTACCACCGTAGTTACCACCGTCACCGTTCGGGAACTCGGGCCCGTTGTTCGGCCAGCCCGGATCACCCTCGCCCTGATCCGCGTCCCGATTGTTCATCAGGCCCTTGGACAGCACAGCGGACAGCCCCGGATTCAGGCCCGTAGCCGCCTCCGTGCTGGACATTTCGGGGGGCGCACCATAGACCTGATTGTTGGGCTTGCCACTGAACTTGTCCCAACCCTGCTGCCAGCCATAGTCCTGCGGCAGACTAGGGTGATACCCCATAATGGTCTGCCAGAGAGACTGCTGATTCTGCTGGGGCTGGTAGGTACCGTCGTCGAGGCTGGACTGGATGTTGCCCTGCATACGATCTCGGATCGTCTTGCCGGGGTCACCCTGCCAGTCATCCCAGCTCATATTGCCCTGATCGGTATCCACACCACCGTAGAAGGCCTTGGAGCTGGTCGCATTATTGAGTGCTTGGCTCAGTCGGGGATCGCTGTACAGCTCCCCCTGAAGGAAGTCCCCACCTTCGAGAGTCTTCAAGTAGGCGGCGTAGTCCTTAGCGGCTAGGCGATGTTCATCACTAATGTCCCCCTCGGTACCCCAGCCACGGTCCTTGGTCTTGTCGAAGCCCCCAATACTGGTCCCGTATGTAGAGCCGTCCAGAGCCTTGCCACCGTAGTTGATCCACGGGGTGTTGTCTCGACCATACCTGCTAGGAGCCGGACCCGCGTCTGCCGGAGGGGCCGTATCGCTGGCCGACTTGGGCGCGGAGACTGGGCGTACAGCCGGAGCCGTTGCCGGAGGGGGAGCAGGCGCAACAGCCGGAGCCCCTAGCTGGGGAGCGGGACGAGCCTGCCCTTCCTGCTGGAGCTGTGCGAATGTCTTGTTCTGCCCAGCCATTCCCGGAGTCTGGGGCGCCTGAGGCTGCTGCTGTTGCGGGCGCTGGAACGAGCCTGCACGAGCCCCCGCCTTGTTGTAGCGGTTGAGGCTGTAGCTGTTCAACGAGTTGTTAGGCATAGGTCATACCCGAGACTGCCTGTGGGTTCTGACGCTTCCAGTAGTTCTGCCTGTCCCACGCGGTGTTGCTGTTGCCGTAACCGAGCCGCTTGAGAAGGGCCTGCATCGTGAGTTCGCTCCCACCCATACCGCCCATACCGTGCTGGTAGCCGGCATTGGCGCTGGCAAGGGCATCACGATCAACACCACCGATGGAGCCGGGAGCCATCGAGTTGCCTGGGTTGAAACCGCCCGGCATCTGCATCATACGGTTGCCCAGCATAAAGGCGGCACGGTCACGGAAGGGGGCGTTGTCCAGACTGCGGGAGAGCCCCACCGCATCCTGACCCTCACTCTGAGTCTGCGAGCGATCATATTTGTAGCGATCCTGATCAAGCTCACGGCCCCTCATCTGACGATCAAGGTTGCGCTGACGCAACTCTTCCTTGAACTGTTTGGCCTTGGCCGCGCCCCCAAACATACCGCCGAGCGCATTCACACCGAGCGTAGCCCACCCAAGCGGACCACCTAGAAGTGCGGGATTCATTAGCTCTCACTCCTCATAATAAGCACGTTCAGCGTCTCCGCGCCTACGGGTGCCGTGCCAAAAGAAAACCTACAAGACGTTGTCAACTTGTCAGCATTCAACACATACACCGTCGTACTCCAACTTGGGGTAGCGACAGCGATGTAATCCACGTTAGGCTCAGCCCTAGGAAACGTGAAGGTGGCCGTAACCGCCCCACCAGCTACGGCCAGCAACGTGTTTCCAGCCAGTGTCAACACGCGGTTCTTGACCACGTTGAGCTGGGCTTCGTTGCGTACACCAGAGACTGAGGATAGGGATTCAGCCATTAGTAGTAGATTACCACCATACCCGGAGCGCCATCACCGTTGGGCGTGTTGGCCGGTTGTCCACCGGAACCGTTAAGCGTAGCGGCTGAGAAGCTATACCCAACACTTGCGCCCAACATAGGAGCCGCACCCGCGTGTGTCTGAACCGCTGGGCTGCCCGCACTCGCGCCGGTCCCGCCCACCAGATTGATAGCTCCACCGCTTCCGGTTCCACCAGCCGTACCCGTGGTTCCGCCGGTTGCGGAAACTGTTCCAGCCGGACCTGTAACCGAAGAGGTGCCACCAGCACCTACCGGAAGTCCTGCCGTACCCAACCCACCAGCACCCACCACGACGGTATAAGTTTGGCGTGGAGACACGGCGAAGGCCTGCATAGCGTAGCCACCGCCTCCACCACTGTACCACACGGTGGCTCCATCGGTAGCCCCGCCACTACCGCCACCCCACACTTCCACGATGATCTTGAAGCAGTTGTCTGGGATGGTGAATGTGAAGGTTCCAGCGGTTTGGTACGCCTGAATGGAGGGCAACGAAGAGCTGCCCGCGAACGATGCCCCCGGTACCCCTAGGATGCCGAGATTCATTAGATGTCTCCACCAATCGTAGTGACCTCGAAGGCTTCCGCGTTGTGCGTAGAGGCCCCAAGGTAAGCCGTTGCGGGGAGGAACAGGGGGCTCGTAGAGCCGAGGGTCACGTTGCCTTCCCACGACTGGACCGTCGCGCTCGGCGTTGCGGCAGATACGGCGATCTCCTGAAACAGTCGCCACGTCACACCGCTGTCAACTGACAGGAAGAGGCGAACCTGCCCAGCCGTGGTCACGGCATTGGCCTTGACGCGAATGCGCTCGATACGGCTACCATTCGCACCCGGAACAAATGCCGTGACGATGGTGCCCGTACCGTCTCGATTGGTGTTGGCCGCGCTAATGCGCGCGAGGCTTACACGCGGGGTGGAGGCAAATGCGGCGGTAGTGCTCATTAGATTCTCGTATCAAAGAGGTAGAAGTACTGGTCTGTGGGGACGACGCCCAGAGCGTAACCAACCTCTGACCAGATAGAGCCGTTGTCGTAATACAGGCGTCCCGTCGTGGTATCTAGGTACTTACGGTCTGGTACGCCAGCGGACGGGCGTGAGGCCGTGGGGCCACTGATAAAGTGAATGGATGCGTCAGCGTCGTGGGCATTGTAAGTAGTACGCAACGAGTTGTCGTTACCACGTACAATGTTTGCATCAAGAGCATCACCAACACCCGGCGTGTTGACGGGGGTGGTGAATGCGGCCTGTTGGTGGGACGAAATCGTTGCAGTCATTATCGAAGTCCAAGGGAGTAACCGATGATGGTAGCCGAGTTGTAGATCGCCTGACAATCTCCGCTATCTGCGATGGTTACATCGAGGTACTGGCCGGTACCACCAGCCGGTACCCTGTACAGAATCTGGTCAATGCCCGACCATACTTGCGTGGGGTCCCACACTTCTGAGGGGTCCCATACGTCGCCGTAAGCCCCAGTGACGGGCACAGCCGCAGAGGAGGTTTCGGTACTCATTTCCAACTGCACCGAGCGGTTGCCCCGCAACTGTGCAGTCAGGTATACCCACCGCCAAGCCTTACGCGTGGGCAGGCTCTTGGCGAAGAAGCGCCGCAACTGTGCGGCCATAACGATGGCGTTGCCCTGTGTGCCATCGCTACGAACGTCGTCGGCCTGTGCGTTGGGCGCATCAATGTGGTAGACGAAGCCATTGTCGGCAGTCGCCAGCATAATGGGCTCGCCCGTGGCATTTCGTGCGCTGATGAATCCAGTGATGTCTACATCAAGGAACAGGCCCGACATAGGTCCCGTCCACGCCTTCCGGTCGTAGTTGTAGACGTAGCAACCCAGCCCCGGAAGGAACCACCAGATCTCCTCGAACAGCTTGTTGTGTCCAACCACCACACCACCAGCCTGCGAGAAGTCGAACTGATCCGAGAACACGGGATGGATCTTACGGGAGATGTTGGTCACCCCGTAGTCGTCAATCGTGAAGAACCCACGGTCGCTCATAAAGAACGCCTGATTCTCCACGGCAATGACACCCTGTGGGATGATCGTGCCTACGTCGCTACTCACGCCCTGCGTACCTGATTGGATGGCGATGTCGTCCTGCGACCAGCCCGTGAAGCGCGACACGCCGCCACGGTGGAACATCAGGGACGACGCCTTAAGTGTTGCACCAGTGACCAGATTGCTTTGTCCAAAGGTACGAACGACAGCTTCACCACCACCGGACGCGACCACACCGAGCGTGTCGCCGTTATCGAGGTCAGACCAGTAAACGGTCTGCGGGCTGGCTGGATTGCCGGTCCCGAAGAGCCTCCGGTTGTAGACCCAGATTCTTGTGACATTGGGAGTACCCGCTAGGTTCAGGGTAGTCGTAGCTCCATCCGTCTTGTTCAGCGCACCACCATCAGCCACATACACGACCTCACCCGTGGCATCACGGAAGGCCGCGAAGCTGGGAGCTTGGGTAGTGGAAAAGTCGGCGGCGGCACCGATGGCCACCCATACCATAGGGATGGCATAGGTACCCGTATACAGCCTACCGTTCACCATTGCGAACAGGGTCTGTGTGGACTGTTGCCACGCGAAGCCACCCTGTACGTTGGTGGACGCTAGCGCGGAGGCGTGTACCCGCTGGGTAGCCCCGCGCTTCTGCAACCCTCCGAACGAATCCAGTCGTGCGTTCTCCGCGCGCCTAAGTTCGTCCGCTCCCATCTGGACTCCAGACGCGGCAATGTTCAACCCACCACTAAAGGAGAGCTGGTCATCTGTAACCATCTGGCGACCGCGAGAAGCCATTAACCACCCCAGTCCTGAGCATAGTCATCGTAGCGCATCTGCGTCGGGTTGGTACTCTTGCGAGCCAGATCCTGAAGCATAGCGTTGCGGACAACCTCGGCTTCGGCCTTAAGCGCCATCGCCGCACCACTCTCTACACCGCCCTTGTTCAGCAGCGCGGCGGCTGCTTCCAGCACAATCACACTCTCGTACCCATCGGGGAACGGAACATTCACGGACTCACCCGACAGGCTATCGTAGCGCGTGGGCCTATGGTTGACAATGACAACATCTGCCTGCTTGTTGGCCTGCTCGGGGAGGGCCTTGATGTAGTCCCCCTCGAACCACCAGTAGTACCACGGCGTCAACAGTCCGTTGCTAGAGGAGGGATCAATGACGAAGTCCTTGGCCTCCACCTGCTTGTACACCGTGTTATCTACAGCAAAGGCGATGACCCTGTAGAACCTCTCCGCGCTGTCCCCACTACCTGAGCTAAGGTCACTAACCAAATAGCGACCGCTAGCGTCGGACGTAGGGGTACGACGCCCAACCCGATAGTACTGGTTGACGTTGAGGATGCGTGCCCACTCAGCGTCGTGGACCTGACCAATCCAGAAGTCCACTTCACCACCCGCAGTGATATCCCAGCGCCACGAACTACCCGTGGCGTCTGCGGCCTGCAAGACGCGGGTTCTCAGGGTTGCCTTGTCGATGCTCATTACTTACCTTTCTTGGACATATCCGCAGGAAGGGGCTTACCAGACAGTACCACCTTGGGGATGGTCTTGCCCTCAGCCGCGAACAGCGTCCCGACGTTGTCTTCGATCAGTTCCTCTGCCTTGTCCATCACCGGCTTCATAATGTCCTTCTTGACGTCGGCGTTGAACAGGTGGAGGCGGGAGACTAGCTTTTCCACGTCGCGCCCGTCACGCAACTGGCCGGTTGCCATACGTTCGAAGTACGTGAAGGCCTCGTGCACCGAGCAGTCAATGGGCAGATAGCCGAGCACGTCGAACGCCGCAGACGCTGGCATCTCTCCGCGCTGAATCCACTCACGCCGCTTGTCGTCTTCACGCCAGCTCATCACGATGGCCCAGTGCCGGATGCTGTTGACATTGGTGCTATCTGCGATGGGGAACTGCACAAACTTGAGACCGAGCCTGTCGTCCACAGCCTTGAACCGATCCACGAGGTGCTTGGGGGGTTCTGCGGGAGAGAGAAGTTCGATATTCAGCATATTAC